TTACACCTTCCAGGGCGTATAGCTACCACCCGGTATGAAGCCGCCGCCAGCCGCACCCTTCGCGGCACCACCGATAAGGTTCCAGAAGTTCTGTGCGCCACCTGTCGTGGCCGCAGCTTCCTGCTGGTACGTGTCGGCATAGGGCTTAATCATCGCTTGATTGAACCCAGACTGCGTCCCGTAGATGTTTCCGTACAGATTAGCCGCTGCACCGCCGGTGCCAGTGTATATACCAGCCTCGGCAAGTCCACCCTTCGACTCAAGGTCGGCAAGAGAGCGCCCAGAAGTACCATAGATATCTGCGCCCGTGCGGCCTGTGAGTCCATACAGATCAGCTAGCCGTCCTCCGGTTCCAGTTTCGATATTGGCCGCGCTCGTACCGCCCGTAAGAGCAGCATTTGCTACGCCTTGACCAGCGCTACTAAGTGCTCCCTGTTCGAGCGGAGCATAGAGCCCCTGTTGCTGCTGCAGACCCTGTCGCCATTTATCAAACTCCGCCCCGGCCAACCCTGATCCGTATTTCTGAGCCTCGACAAGAGCGTTTCCACCAGCGCCCATCCCGGCCATGTTAGCGTTTCGTCCTATAGCCTCGAGCCCCTGGTCCAATTGAAACTGATAGCCAGGACTGGCCTGAAAGGCCTGCTGTGCACGGGCAACGCCCTCTGGGCCATTGAGCCCCAGTGCGTCGGCGGACATTCCCTGAGCCTGACCAGAAGCCATACCGTACCTGCTTGCAGCAGCGGTCAGTGGCTGATATGCCCCAGTCGCCTGTGAGACGCCACTCTGAAGAGCAGCGAGCCCGCCCATTTGACCACTGGTAAGTGCTCCTGCGCCCTGGACCTGACCGCCATACAGTGTATTCAGGCCAGATCCAGTCGAGTTTACTATATCGTTTCTAGCGGTGCGAGTAGCTGGGCCGATGGCCCCGATCGCACTGGATTGACCTGACTGAAGGGCGGCAAGTCCCCCAGTCTGAGCCGCTTGGGCTTGTGCAGCGTTCTGAGCCTGTTGCTGTTGAAAGTACTGTCGCTGCTGTTGAGCAGCCTCTTCCTGAGCACTACCAGTGAAGATTGAGAGAGGATCGAAGGCCATATTAGTCTCCTATTCAGTCCATAGCGTACACGCCGCCGCCTCGAAGAACGACAGAGCCGCCGCTTGGCATATCAGCGGCAGTAACAGTACTAAAGGCTTGCCCAGAACCAGAAGCCTCCATAAGAATTCTAGGACCAATAAAGTCATCAAAGGCTGGCATGAACTGTGTATAGTTTGCCTTTGTAATGCCTTGAAACTGTAGCTCTCCTGTCCGAGCGTTTGTCCCCTGAGTAGTCATGGGCTGAAATGGAAGTCCAGTTATAAGCAAGGTGCCAGAAGCGGTTGTATGAGTGAAAGTGCTTGTAGCTATGTCAAATCTAACCCAGACAAGAGTGCCTATCTTTCTGTATGCTCCAACCTGCAATGAGTAGGCCACCGACAAATCGCCAAGGACCGGAAAAGTTATAACTGGTATCCAGGTCCCCTGCTCAACTGGATCTGCAGCGAAGCTCCCGATCGTCTCAGACACAAATGTCTTGAGCCATGAATACCACTCAGGGTTCCACTTTCGTCGCTCATCAACGACCTCAGAGAACGGATCGAGGGGTTCTGTAATCATCCAGAGAACCCTCTCTGTTCTGGCTCAATAACACCGCCAGATAGTCCAACGTGAACTGGATCGGAGACCCTAAGTCGGTATCGCACGCCCTGACCTTTGGACAGTCCACTGCTGAGAATGTACGGATGAGACTTTGTTCGTCCGGGGCCGCCTAGACGACGAATTACTGGCTCTCCATAGTGATATCCGCCGTCGAGAGACCATGAGATCTCGATTTTCGGATCCTCTGCAACATCGAAGTCGCCAACACCTGCGGTACAGTTGAAACTCGCCCTTGGTATCACCATTCCGCGAGGAAAATCTGAAAGTGCTCCACTTTCCACATGCCAAATCAGTGGGTCAATGCCCTCCAAATAGTAGTCTCCTCGAAGTTCGTACAGTTCTCCAGTATATTGATCTCCTACGAGCCAGCGATCGAACATTCGGAGTGACTTCATCCCCTTCCAGTCATCCTTATTGTACGATTTCCGCTCGTTCCATTCCCCGGTCGAGAGATTATACTCCCAAGTAAAACGGTTATGAGCGCTAATCGCCCAAAAAGCGTTCTTCTCAAACATATAGATAGTCACCTCGATCAAATCTCTATCCCCGGCCAGTACAGCCTCCTGAATAGAGCGACTCACGTCGTTGGTAGAGATTGGTACTGGAGTGTATCCATTGAGTTTATACACTATAAAGTCATCTCCAGCCCAGATCAACTCGTTCGCCCATCCCGCTTCCCAGCCTCCAATGGCATGAGTCCCGACGATCCCCCGAGGAATAGTGACTTCGCGGGCGAATGGGAAAGGACTCGTTCCCGCGTCACGATAGACCCCTGTCCACTTGTCGCCAAAGGCATACAATCGCCCCGCGTAGCGCACAACTCGACGAACGTTGAGCCCCTGCTCGGTGTTGAACGACAGAGCCGACACTGACACCGAGTTGAGATCCGACGCGAAAATCCTCCCATCCGCAAAGGACCAAACAAAGTATCCATTATAATCACAGACGCTTGTCGGTGACCCTGGAAGGTCTGCATCAGCGAACGATGTCGGAGCAGAGCCACTGAACAGATTGAAACAGCCAGTGTCAGTGACCACGACGTTGTTTGGAGTGACTGCATTGTTTCGTGCTACAGTCACCGGCTCTGTTCCGCTAAGAGCCCCAACGTCTGAGACTGTAAAGGCTGAGTTGATCTTGAGAACTCTTTCGTTCAGTATCCAGAGCACCTCTGTCCCAATATCCAAAAAACCTCTCGTATGTATTTTGTCCACGGACTCTGCGACTCTTAAGAGCCCTGGCGAGCGTCGATGGATCACCTGCGAAGGCGCCCCAACTGGAGTCTTTTCAGCGAAAGCATTTATGAGGCGCCCAGCAGACTCCTGAGGCCGCTGACCGGGCGCGCTCGAAGGCGGAAATATGATACTCACAGACATTAGAAATACTCATTCTCCAACACGGTGTAGCTCGGACGACTAGAAGTCAGCCGCTTGAGCTTCATCTCGTAGTACTCTTGTATTCTCGGATCGAAGCCCGTGCCGCCAAGAGGCGCGCAGATGTTGGCCAGTAGGCCCGCAAGAGCGTCGAACCATTCGCTTGGTATCTGGTTATCATTGACGACCTCGCAGATACCATCCGAGGCGAGCTGCATGAACAGCGGGTCGATATTGCCATCGAGCTTGGCCGAATACTCTGCCTCGAGTGATTGGCCAGTACCGACGATTTTCAGCTTGTCCGCGGCCTCGAGTATCAACTCGGTTCGGGTCTTGGTTATATCCACTATCCAATCCTCCAGTTGGTCCCGTCGTCGTAGACCGGGAGATTGTTTGTGCCGCCTGCGGCGACGATAGAGGCGAACGTCGTCGCATTAGCGTCGGTAACAAAGGCTCTTCTGCCCTTTGTTCCTACCGCCGGTAGAAGAGCTACTGTTGTAGGAACGGTCTTGATAGTGACACCAGCATCAATGATACCACCAACTGTGACGTTTCCAGCCACTGTAAGAGCAGCAACTGTAAGCACGTTCGTAGCACTGTTGAACGTGAAGGTAGGATCGCCTGCGAAGACCCCACCACTGTTGAACTGAACCTCTGTATCGTTACCACCAAGCTGGTTGGTCACCTCGAAGGTGTACACTCCACCACTTTTGGTGATAGTGATCCCATTCCCCGCGACAACCTGCGCGGGGAACCTTGGGAGTATCCGAGCCCGAAGACTCGGCTGAGTTGATGAGAATACGGCCATCTCAAGGGCTCTTTTTTACGGGCTTCGACTCGACGACAGGCTCCGGAGCCTTCTTGGTCGGAGGCTTCGGCGGGGCGTTAGTGCCCTTCGTCCAGGTCACTGGCTCTCCAGGCTTCGCAACAGGCCCCTGAGCGGATTGCTGTGAGGGCGGAACATGAGTCTGATCTTTGGTCTGGTCTTCCATCTTTCTTCTCCTTCACTCGATATGGTTGTTTGTCTGACTTTTTTCATTCTGCGGCTTGCACCGTTTGGGCTCCCCAGTTTCCAGCGTGGATCATTCGGGCATTGAGGTTCTCCCAAGCCTTGATGATGTTATCAGCATCATCGCGCTCCCAAATGATCTCCTGCGTCGGTAGAGACCACGGGAACTGAGCGTTGTGGATGCCATGCCACTGCGTCCACCACTGAGGTGTCTCCGGAAAGAACGCCGACATCGCATTAGTCTCGACGAACATCAGCCATGGACGAGAGCCGTGCAGGGCAAGCATCCAGGGGCCGTTCGATACGAACAAGTTGCACTTGGCAGCCTCATACAGCGCGAGACGCGCGTTGATGTCTATCGAGGCGTCTGGACAAGTATTAAATCCACCAGACATAGGCTCCCGAGCAAACTCCGTGTCACGGACAAAGATCACTCGCTCGCCTCTGTTCTCCAGATACCTAGCGACTTTGAGCCACTCGTCAATATTGGAGTTTCTGAACTCCCATTTGGCCTTGGACTCACGCAGAGTGATAGTCACTGGCGGACGCTTGTCAGCCAAGAATGTGTCTATCATACTGACCGCCATAGCCGACGGCTTGAGCAGCGGCACTTTCTCGCCTTTGAGCGCAAGCTCGACTATCGGTCGAAGTGTATACTTGGCCATAGTCGGAGAGTCGTTTGAGCCCTCGTCGGCGATAGCTCCGACAAAACTCAGTGACGGAAAGATCACATTCCGATAGAACGAAGCTCGCTCCCGCTCGTGTAGATCTCGTTCTTGCGGACTGTTAAGCATCTTGAACCCGACCTTCAACGGCGCTGGAGCACCATGACGGCGTCTGTTCATCTCTGCGAGAACGAGCCATGCGATGAAATCGAAACAGGCTGGACCAGCCGAGATATCGTAGCAGATACGATCTGCCTGATCTGGGTTCGGGGGCTCGAATGGTTCTTCGTAGCGCGAGTGTGCCCGCGCGAGCAGCTGGTATTTCAGAGTGTCCAGTCCCCAGTTAGCTACAAACGATAGCTCCAGTGACCCTCCATAATCAGATACAACGTGCTTGAGATTTTCACAGGCAACAATACCAACAAAACCTATTTGTCCATGCTCTTTGGCTCTCTTGAGCCACCGCTCAAGTAGTTCTATAGACTCAGCATTGCCGTCAGCGCGACGGATAGGCTCTGACATTGGACGCATAGTATTCTCCTAAAAAGGGATCGGTGGGCTGTACATACCCACCGACCAAAGTTTACCTGTTAGGCGCGTAAGCGATGACGACCTCGAAGATACCGGTAGTAGCAGTTCCGGTCCACGTCGCGGTCACCCTCGTATCAACAGCGCGCGGACGCCCTGTTGCAACACCAAGTTCATCAACGGCTACGAAGCCGCCGGTAGTGATTGCCAGCGCGAGCGCGGTTGCGTAGGCGCCGGTATTGGCAGAGCTGAGAGCATCTGCAGCAAAGCCGATGTTAGCGACGTTGGTAGTACCGTTGAGGTCTTGAGTCACAAAGACCCCGCTCAGTCCTCCCAACACCATCGCACCCGCCGGAAGGGTTCCGATTGTAGTTGTGGAACCAGTCAAGCTCTGAGCGACGTTGATGGCCTTGCGCAGATAATGTACCAGTTGCGCGGTGACGAAGTCACGGGCAGGCACAGCATTATTCAGAGAGGTTGTCATTATGTGCCTCCTTAATCCGACGCCGACGCGAAGAACCCGGTCGCCATGCCCCACTGCTTTAGATTGGAGCTGGTGTTCGGGTGCTTCTTGAACATCTTCGCCACGCCATAGGCCATGTCGACGCCAGTGCCGGTGATGAAGCCGTAGTCGTCTTCACTACGGAACGTCGGCCTTGCCATCTGGCCCCAAGCAAAGACCGCAGCCTGCTGACCACACAGGAACACGGGCTCGACTCGAGCAGACGTGGTACCCGCTGTCAAGAGGGTTGTCCAGACGTTGGTAACGAACGAAGACATCTCGGGAACTTCCCGAACGATCACTCCGTCATAGATCTGGTCACCATCTTGGAAGATCGGGTTCTTGGAGACGCCATTGCCCTCACGGGGTCTGGCATCTTTGTTGATAGTCTCAAGAGAGATCTTGAGATCCCGGAACGGATTAGTTCCGGCGAAGGCCACAAAGTACTCATATCCGTCATCCGTCTTGTAGGGACGGATTTTCGGGTTAGCGTTCTTTGCGATGCGCTTCAGCAACGACAAGTTTGTGGCAGTGAATTTGTCGTTGGCAGTATCGACAGTAGCCAGAGCAGTGGCGTGGGTGGCGTTGAAGTTCGCCGTCGAGTTCCCATAGAGAATGCGATCGGAGTTGGCCGCATTCCAAGTATCGCGCTGCGCTGCGGTGGCCAAATCATACTGGATACCGTTCACACGGACGCCAGACGATGAGGCCGGTAGGGTCTCAGTGGGAAGGGCCATAAACGCGGCGATCAGCTCGTCGCGCTGAAGTTCCTTGCCCCAGTCGCTCAGCAACGGCTTCGCGACTCCGAAGACATCAGCCGAGTCTTTCTGACGCTCGGCCTTATTGGTAGTGATAGCGTTGCGTGCCCACTCGATACGGACCCGCATACCGTAGTTGTCGATCTTCTCTTCGTTACCCACTAGGGTATCGGTAGCAACCCCTGCTCCCGTCAGACGGGAAACAAGGGGGATATTCATGTCTTCGCCACCACTCTTAAGTTCCTGCCGTAGCCGGATGATGGCTGTGAGGCCGGTACTCATGTATGGCGAGAACATATTCTCTCGAACGTATTCCCGATTTATCTCCTCGGTAAATACGATGAGCTTGTTGTTGTTCTCGATTACGGTTAAAGCCATAGCTTCAACCCTTTCTTAAACTGTACGTACGATACCGTTTCGGTACCATACCTACTAGCGCCGCTTATCTCCCATAGCATGGGCGAATAAGCCTGCATCGCTCAAGTCCCTCACAGACTCTGCAGAATTACCCTTAGAGGCTGTAGCTCGCGAGAGCGTTGGCGGTAGCTGAACTTCGGAAGGTCTGCTGGCAGCGTCCCCACGGACTTTCGTAAGCATCTTGGCCTGGAACTCAGGATCGGCCAGTTTGGCCTCAAGCTGCTTTTCGAACCAGGCAGCTGGGTCATCGCCGACTGATGCAAGTACAGATTGCTTTCTGTGCCACTGTACAACTGCATCGTATCGGTTGGGTGACTGAACTACCCGTTCGTAGTCTGCGGGGTCAAGGCTCTCTTCAGAGCGAGCCTTGAGAAAAGCCTGTTCGGCTTCTTCCACCTTATCAGCACCATGTCTTGCGTCCGCAACCATCTTACCCATATACATCAGATTACGTCGAGTTTCCTCAGCGTAAGGCTGAATAGCCTGGTGGATGATCCGACGCGTAGAGGCATCCGGGTCCTCGAAGAAGTCCGGTTGCTTCTGGCTTTGCTGCATATGTGCCGCAACCTCGTTCAGACGCTGTTCAAGCATCCGCGCGCGGTCCTCGGCCAGTCTACGAGCTTCCGCCTCTTCACGGAGACGCCAGGGAGGTATTGTAGGTTCTGGCGGCTCTGGTGGAGCCGGTGGTTCCGGCTTAGCCGGAGGCTCAGGGGCTGCAGCTTCCTTCACCTCTGGTTCTGCCGGTGGTGCCGGTGGCTCAGGAGCCACTGGTGGTGTAGTAGCCTTTTCGAACAGATCCGAGTCGGGGACCTGATCAACAGTCTTTTCGTCTGCCATTTTCACTTCCTCTCCGCTATCTCGTTGCGGTCACGTTTCGACGAGACTATCGCTCTCGCCCAGCGATGCACTGTGTCGTAGTGCTGACGTTACCTTCTCCGATAGTCACCGGATTTAAGCTGGTCTATCCCTCCGCGCCGCTTCGGTGCAACGCTCGGAAGCTTTCCACCAGGATCGGCCGCGACGAACTCTTTGCCGACCTTCTTCGGAATGCCCAGCGTACTCTTGCCCGCGGCTGCGGCGAACATCGCGCCTCTCTGCGCTTGTGATACTGGCGGCATGAGTGCCTCCTATGCGTGAATAGCGAACCCAAAGACCTTCCATCCGAGCAGGAAGAACAGAATGAACACTAGAAGGGTCATTCCGCCTATGTTTCGATCGCCTTCCCAGGGCCGACCCCATACCCAGAAGATTATGGACAGAAGCATGAGTAGCCAGAAGATAAACCCTATAGCCATTTTAGACTCCCTTGCCGTTTGTTGCTGGCTGTTGCCGCATCCGCTGTTGGTGCTGTTCCTCACTGTGGCGCAGCCCCATCGCATTTTTTACCTCGTTAGTCCGCAGATCTTGCTGCGATTTCACCTGATTTGACTGAAGTTTGGCGAATTCGCCCTGCATCTTGATCTGGGACTGTTCGCGCTGGGCCTGGACCTTGCCAGCGAGTTCCTGCTGCTTCAGTCCGTGCTCCTCACGAGCCATTTGCATGTCCATCTGGCGCTCGACAACGCCATGAGCACCGCCCTGAGCAGTTTCTTGGGCTTTTGCGATGTTCAACTGAGTTTTGGACTTAGTTTCCTCGACTTTGGCACCCTCGCCCTGGAGAGTGATCATCTTGGCCTGTTGCTGCATCGGATCGGGCTTGTTCAGAATGGCCAGAAGCTTCCGTTTCACGCTCGCCTGGAGCGGAGCCAGTTCGAGGAGGATCTGTGGAGGTATATTCGCGCCCTGCGCAGTCAGTGCTACGAGCGTATCATAGGCATCCGCCATCATATTGATCTCGTCCGGTCCCTCATCGAGCGTGAAGTTGACATCTAGCTGTCCAACAACGTTTACCATCCTCGGAAAGCCTGTTTGAGGGTCTATTCCGACCCCATTCAGTGTCACAGTCTGCTCAACGCCCTCCACATCGGTGACCCTGATCCAGCGTTCTCCGGTCCAATAGCGCTGTACGGCAGACCAAATAGCCCGATAAATACGAAGTTTCCAGTTCTTAATGCCTATCACGAACGGTCCCAACTCCGCGATCCCTGCCTGCTGGAGCAGGTTGATAGCGCGCCCAGACTTATACTCGAGTCCCTGCCCGATCAGGGCCGGATTAGGCCCGAAGTTCTCAATTTCGTTCTTCGCGTCCTCAAGGAACTTCAATTGGCCCTCGATATTCGCGATGCGAGCTGCATCGTCGAACTCCATCTCGAAACCTTTGTTGTAGATAACGACGCCGTCGGGCTTCACCGCCTCACGACGAGCCAGTTCTACGTCGGTGAAGGCCCCGTCCTCGGCCTTGATCCGCCTCGACATCAACTCGTGCAGGCCCTTGGAGCGACGCTGATTGATCTCGTCCTGGGAAGATCGGAGATTTCTAACGAAACCGTAGCGGTCTCCATCGTGATCGACGAAGGACGAGAACATAATGAACTTACAGATGGGCTCGTTCTTTTCGTTGAAGAAGTAGGACTTGCCCTCACGAAGCTTTTGTCCACCGGTAAACAGGGCCCAGCACCATCCGCCTTTGTGCTTGTACCAAATCTCAACAACCCTGATCCGTTTGTGTTTAGGGTCAACATCGAAGAACCTTCTCTCACGATCGGGGTCAGAACTCAGGTTCGTACCGCGTGCCATAGAAGACTCGATCTCGTCGGCCATATCTGGCGCGAGGTCCTTAGCATCCTCGAGATCGAGCCATTTTCCGACGCCCATATATCGAGCATCGCTGAAATCGTGCTCGAACGAGCGCGGATCGTAGAAGAAGCTGTCCACCTGAACATGAGCAAAGGCTACGTCTATATCGTCCTTATCGCCCTTTATCAGGACCATTTCGATCCCACCGAGGCCGTCCGTGGCCCCGTTCTCAATAGCGAACGGAAACCGGCTCTCCCGCAGTTCAGTATTAACAACGTAACGCACTGCGTGCGTCGCCAGCTCGGCCGCGGTTTCATCAGTCGTCCGTGGATTGGTCGGGAAGCCCTTCGGATCCTGCTTGAGCTTCTCCATGAGCCCTATAATCGAGTCGATCTTACGCGAGATACGATTGTAGGTCACCACAGGCTGTCTGCGGAGGTTAAAGACCTCTACCTGCTTCGTGGTCCACTGGGCTCCGTGCCGGTACTGTCGAGCGTTCTTTTGCTCTTGAATTTCCTCTTGTTTGTTGGCGAGATAGTCCTCATATGACTCGATACACCTCGTGAGAGGCCAGTACTTCATATCCTCTTCGTCGCCCTTTTCGTCCGCTGGCAATGTAGGCTTTTTGCCAAACATTGCGGCTGCAAGAGCTGAAGTCGCGCCGCTTACGAACTCACGCCTGTCAACTTCATAAGCCATCAGCGTCGTCCTATCACGAACCTATGCCTCAAGCCTCTGACTCCGTAGTCGGAGTCGAGTCGCCTTCCGACTGGAAAGTTGTATCCATCGTCTGGCGCAGGCTCTGGCTCGGGCGTGACCGCAGCCACAAACAGCGAGCCCGAGATCGCCACCTCGGATACAGCAACTGCACCAATTCCAGCCTCTTCCATCTAGTCCTCATCACTCTCACCGTCATCAAAGTCTTTGATGAGAATAGCGATCTGCGACAACATTTCGGCCTTGATCTTGGGGTTCTGTTTCAGCTTAAATTCCTCAAGCCTGAATTTCTTCAGCTTGAAGTCCTCTACAGTATCCAGAATAGTCTGGAGTTCGTCGTCGAGCCCGAAAAGCTTTAAGGTGTCGATCTTCTGTCCATTTACCTGCTGGCTCATCAACGCCATCTGATTACTCAGCCGTTGGGTCTCCTTATCCACTACTCTAACGTGCTCAAAGAGTCGATTGAGATTAACTCCGATCCTTACTCGAACTTCACCATCGAGCGTCGTTTCCGGTGCCTCGTCGATCTTCTTAAGACCGATGTAAATCCTCTGAACGTCTCGGTTTGCCAGTCTCATCGCTGTTGCCTCCTTAGAGTGGTGTCTCTGGTGTTGCGTCGTCGGCGGCCTTGCCGGCAGCTACAATAGTCACACGTTGCATCTCTCGTGCCGCCGCAAAGGCGGGGCCTATAAGACTCATCAAGTCCCGTTGAAACCCAATGATCTTTTTTGCTTGTGAGAACGTGACGCCAGCGAAATCTACTGATCCAGCGCGCCCAATAGCCTCGAACTGCGCGAGAACGCTCTTCTGCCCAGTGCTGAGCCCCAAAGCCCCAAATTGATCCCAAGTCATGTTCCGTTTTCCTTCAGGAGTTTGACGGCCGTATTCCAGTGCATCTTGTCCATGTACTTCTCGCCTTTGGTCTCTGGAACCAGAGCGTCTAGCCGCAGCTTTTTCAGGTCCTCTACTGTCTCGGCGGCCTCAATCCGAGGATCATCAGTCACGTCGCGGAACTTCTGCTGCTCCTTGATGATGACCTTTTTGGCCTCTACGTCCTCGGCGGCCTCGGCGAGACGGAGTTCATTGTCCAACCGACAGAACTCTGCCAATCGAGCCCTTCGGAGGTAAATCCTCTGTACTTCTTTAGCCTTTTTCATATCGTGGTCAGGCTTTTTTCGGCCTGGAACGTCCTTCCAGGCATTCCTAAAGGTTCGGTCCACCGTCTCATCCACGAAGTCATCCGGTACAATACGCCAGCTCACTGGAGCAAGATCTCCTCGCCAACCGTATTTAGAGATTATCTCCTTTATGTACTCTGAAGTTACATCATATCTCTTATTCAGAAGTCGTCTAGACTTGTCTTCCGGGTCTTGTATATACTCAGCTTCAATTATTTTGAGGATCGTAAGACCTCCGTCCGCACGAGTAACCGCTACTGTAACTACATCTGGTTTAATCAAATCAGTCATTATGCTGAAACCCCCAATCCTGTCACGCTCCATTGTTGAGGATCCACTAGACCACCTACGGCCGTAGTGCCGTCGATCATATTTCCACACAGAACACCAAAGGTACCAGCAGCCTTGGCGTTGAAGCCCGAGCTTTGAATACTGTCCGTGTCCCAACCAGCGGCGGTGGAGTCGCTGGTGTCTACGTGCCCGGCCCAGTTGGCCGACGAGAAGTCCACTCCAATAGTCCCATCGGCGTCACCGACTGCGGTGTCGGCAATGGAGGTCATGTTGTAGCTGGCCAGAATGGTGGTACTGTTGGCTGTCCAGTAGCACCAGAAGTGCGGGACCGCGCCGTTGACTGCTACGATACGCCCATCGTTCTTGATAGTAAGCCGGGTGGTGGTGGCCTCCGCTCCGTCTAGTGTAGTAGCAAACACAAGCGATCCTGGCATATCACCGGCCCCGACAGTGCCATCGGTGAAGGCGAAGATCGCCGCCAATGGTTCAAAGTCAGTGCCGTCCGAGCCGACGAATATGATCGCTCCCGTTGCCTCGCTGTTTGCAACAGCAGTGTGGCTGCCAATCGTAGCATTGGCGCTACGTCCGAGTATCAACCGCGCGGCGTTGTTACCGCTTTCAAAGCGCAGTACCTCCATAGCCGAGGTACTAGCATTGGTACCCAGAACTTGCAAAGCGGGGGTAATAGCAGCGCCCGTTTGGTCAACTGAGGCAACCGAAGCAGCCCCGCCGACGATTACAACACCAGCGTTGTTGATCCTCAGACGTTCGGTGGTCGTCGCACTTCCATCCGGCGTAGTGTAGAAATACAGTCCTCCCGGACAGTCGTTGCTAGCTACAGTACTCTCTACAAGACATTCGATCTTTGCGAACTTCTCAAAGTTTACTCCGTCCGACCCCGAAAAGACAATCTCTCCAATAGTGTCCCCACTGTTCAGAGCCGTGTGACTGCCAAACGTAGTGTGGCGGGACTTCGCAAACTCCAATCGCTGTCCATTAACACCAGCTTCCCACATGGCAAGCATTAATGTATTATTAGCTATGCTAGAGGAATGAAACTGAATTTGCGGGGTGTTTGCGTGCCCGGTTATAGCACCAGAACCAAGCTGAGATATAACAACTTTTCCAGCGCTGTCGATCCGCATCCGCTCGCTGGGCGTTCCACTCCCATCTGGGGACGTAGAGAACACGAAGCGTGAAGGCATATCGCCTACACCGGGCGTGCCGTCCACGAAAACGCCAAGCTGAGCGCCGAGTGAATAACTCGTACCATCTGCACCGTAGAAGTGCATAACCCCGAGAGTGTCACCATCGTTGACGATAGTAACGCCAGCAATTGAGGCACTGCGGCTCTTTATAAACCGCTGGGTAGGACCGACGTTGCTCGCCTCCCAATGGCCGAAGTCCACCACAACAGGGAGTGTGCTGTTGCCCTGGACTGTGAATATGGTTCCAAACACCCCCGCCCCGCCGCCTCCGATGGCCACGCCCCCAGCGTTTGAAATCCGCATCCGCTCTAGTGGCGTTGCCGAAGCATCTGGTGTAGTCCAGAAGCTAAGCCTGCCCGGCATATCAGCGGAGGCACCAGGCGTGGCATCCACTTCAGCAAGGATTAAAGCGGCGGTGTCGAAGGTGGTGCCGTTGGAGCCTTGGAAGCGGAGCGTACCCAGGTCATCGCCGTCCTGGACGATGGTGTGCGATCCGATAGCCGCGTTGCGGGACTTCTGGAAGATTGCTTCCGCGTCTACCGCGTCGGCGCTGTATTGTTCGAACTTGATGTCGAAGTTGTTGGTCTCCAGGTCGCCGCCCAACTCGGGCGTGCTGTCCTCGACCACGTTAGAGATGCCGCCGCCCACCCCAGGAAGAGAAGACCAATTCACTTTGACAATGTCATCCTCAGCTCGCTGCACCAACAAAAAGTCTCCCGCAGCAGGAGCACCTTCAGTAGTTAGTGAAGCGAGGTCAGCAAACTTAATAGTCGCTGCACTGTCATCCCACATCAAGACACGATCAAGATTAGGATCTGTCAGTGATGCACCGGTTCCGCCGTCGGCCAAAGCAACATCGGTGCCGCCTACGCGATAGACCGTGTTACCTTCGATGGTCACATCACCAGCGCCAGAGCGGGCCAGAGTTGTATCAGAGGCAGCACCGAGTTCAATCGTGCCAGCAGTGAGGGCTGCCGCAGTGCCAATCGAGAAGGCCCCAGTGTTAGAATTGTAGGTGAGGTTCGTATTGGTCTTCGGCCCGAGGTCTCCGGTCGCAGCGGTGAAGAACGCCGGGAAGCACGTAGTATCGGTGGCCTCGTTCGCCACCGTGATGAGGGTTGGCACCCCACCGACAGGGAGCGAGGACCAGTTAACTTTAACAAGGTCATCCTCCGCGCGCTGCACCAGGATGAAGTCTCCCGCTGCGGGGGCGGCTTCCGTGATGAGGTCAGCCAGGATGGCGAACTTGATGGTACCCGCGCTGTCGTCCCAGAAGAGAAAACGGTCGAGGTTAGGGTCAACCAGCGAGGCCCCAGTACCACCATCGGCCAGGGATACGTCGGTGCCGCCTGTGGTGTAGAAGTCCGCTGCAGTCAGGGCGGCATTGAACTCGGCCACCGAGCCGGAGACTGTGTTACTGCCCAGAGCAATGGTTTTATTTGTGAGCGTCTGCGCATGGGCCTCAAATACAAAGGTGTCACCAGCCGTAAGCAATGGCAGCGTCACTATTCGATCAGCCGTGAGATTACTGACTGCGAAATTATAAAACTGCCCACCAGCACTATCAGCGATCTTTGGCGTAATCAGGGATGGAGTATTGGCAAACACCAACGCCCCAGTTCCGGTTTCGTCGGTGACTAACGTGATAAGATTGGCACTAGACGGGGTGGTGGCGAAGGTATCGAAGCCAGCCGCCCGAGTAACTCCAGCCCAAGAAGTTAAATCCGCATCCAGGGGTTGCCCCGTTGCGGTGGTTAGAATGGTCACGCCTTCGATGGACACTACGCCCGCAGAAACGCGTGCCAGCGTCGTATCTGAAGCGGCGCCTAGTTCGATAGTTCCGGCCGTAAAGGCCGCAGCCGTGCCTATGGAGAAGGCACCAGTATTGGAGTTGTAGGTCAGGTTCGCGTTGGTCTTGGGTCCGAGTTCGCCCGTGGCGCCAGTGAAGAAGGCTATAAAACACGTTGTATCAGTGCCTTCGTTCGCCACCACGATACTCGGAAGGCCCGTACAGTTGGTCAGCACGCCAGATGTTGGAGTTCCCAGAAGGGGCGATACGAGCGTAGGTGTGTTGGCAAAGACCAGCGCGCCAGAGCCGGTATCGTCTGTCACTAAAGTGTCGAGATTAGCGCTGGAGGGTGTGGCCGCGAAGGCATCAAATCCGGCCGCCCTAGTGACCGACGCCCACGAGGTCAGATCGGCATCGAGCGGTTGACCAGTGGCCGTGGTAAGGATCGTAACGCCCTCGATCGACACCACTCCGGCACTTACCCGCGCGAGGGTAGTATCGCTCGCGGCACCGAGTTCAATAGTCCCGTTCACGAACAGCGCGTTGGTGGTCTTGTTCCAAGTGAAATCCGCATCAGCCCCGAACGCGCCGCCATCATTAAACTGGATTTGGGTATCGGCTCCACCGGCAGAGGCACCGCCAGAGGCGTTAATAGTGATCGTATCTGTTCCGGCATCGGTGGTAATAGTTATGTTAGTTCCGGCGACAAGGGTCAAAGTATCCGGAGCTGTCTCAGCGACCACGTCACTCTGACCGCTGACAACGATAGTTCCAAATGCGTTAGTGCTGCTCCCGCCGGGGGTATTCCAAGTGCCATCGGCGCGAAGAAAGTTCGTGCTGCCGCCGCCAGAGGCCGGAACGAGGCCCTTGACTACGTCTGTGAAGACAAACGGATAGATTTCGGCCGCTGGATGAACTGCGAAAACATCTTTAGTCCCCGCCGAGAAACTGACTGCCGCACCGCCGTTGGATGAACTGAGAATGGTCGTCCGAGTTAGCCCTGTTCCCCCGTCGGAGGTGGCAAGCGCTACTTCCCACTCGTTCGCGGTCTGGTGAACAGTGGCGATCCAGATAGTATCTGCCGGAGCGCAAACAGCACTGAAGGCTCGATACCGAGTTGGAGCAGTTCCGGTGACCGTAAGGGGACCTACACCACTTGACGTGGTAGTATCTCTGATGCGATCCTCGATCTTATGCGCCATCAGTAGATCATCCAGTCGCCCGCGGCCTTGGAGGTCTTAGCAGTGTAACCGATTTTCTTCGCCATAGTAACTTTGACCGGGACCGGGGCGTAGGGTCTCGACATACAGGCGTAGCGCCACTCATCCGCCGCGTGATCTTCAGACTCTGTGTTCACGTCCTCCATTCGAGCGGGGTCGTGCTGGAGGGCTGGGATCGTTCGGATAGATGCTGCGTGCGTACTGAGGCAGTAGATCATTGGTAGACCATCATGCCCAACTAAGCGCGCCCGCATTTGATCCCAGCCCCCCATTGCGCCACGCTGCGGGACCCGAGCGTTCTCCGCAGCGTGAAAAGGCTTCAGGCGAGCACCTAAAAGCACCTTGTTTATGCGTTCAGCGATGCTCGGCCCGCCGTCCTCCTTGAAACAGGCAGGATCGAGCACTGCATATCGCATTTGAGGGTCTTTTGCCTCTTTTTCGCGCTTTTTGATGCCCTCAGCGACCCCCTCAGCGGTCAATTTCAGCCCTACGTTGAACGCAGAGGTCATTCCGTACCACTCTCGGCACCGCACAAGCGCGCCGCGAGGCACCAAACGAGTCTTTTTCTCGGTCCGCTGCCCCTGAGCCCAAAAGTCCTCTGTTACGATAGCCCACCAGCCGACTGAAAACGGTCTGGACGAGCCCCAGTCCATCGAACGGAACCGTGGCCACTCCCGCGGGATGTCAAAGGGCTCCAAAACGTGTAAATCGTAGCGCCAACAGTCGAAATAGGCGCCCTCGACCACGGTCCAGTCGCCCTCGAGCCACGCTCGCACCATAGCGTCGGACGCAAGCCCGCGGAGTCGATCTCCGTAGGTGGGATCGGCGGATAATAGGATCTGATTATCTCGTAGTTTAGCGGGAACGAACATCCTTTTGGACTTGACGATCGAGTCCTCAATGGGAATGTAGCCCCCTGGATGCGGATCGACGAAATAAGCTTTGACCCAGTGATGGCCCACTCCGCCGGGGTTAGCCGCAGCCCGAATACGTTTTGTAGGGACTCCATGAGCGCTGCGTAATCGCGCTCGGAGGAAGCGATATGCGTAGTCGGAGGGCCACTGCGTAAGCTCATCCCATCCGATCCAGGTATATTGGTGACCCTGATAGCGTGTGGCATCTGCGTCCCTTTCAACATAGCGCATACGCAGACTGGCGCCGTTTGGCCAGGTCCAAGTCTTGGCCTGTTCGTGCCAAACAGCGCCAGACGCGGGGTAGATCTCGCGCGCGCGGCGGATCAAGTCCTCAAGCTCGTTGTAGGTCCGACGGAACAATATCCCCTGCCACCGTTTATCGTAGGTGGGTACATCTTGCAGAAAATCACCTAACAGAAAATCACTCTTTCCCCCTCCAGCCGCGCCGCCGTAGAACAGCTCATCGCACCAATCAGCCATTATGGCCTCGGTTTGAGGCCCCGGCTGTGGACTCCAAGCTGCGCTACGGGGCGCGACAGGCACAGAAGTGCCTACTGGAACTTGCGTATCAGCGCGGTCAGCGCTGCTACATGGGGATCGTCACGCTCGCCGCGGTCAATGTGCCAGTGCTCGATCTCTTTGAGCGTGACAAGGGCCTCTTGTTCTCTCGAGGTTAACCGCGGTCGAGTCCACTCGCGTTGCGGTGGAGCCGGAGGTGGGGCCTTGGCCTTTGGCACTGACTTTACAGCTTTCTTCCTCGGCATTTATGCCTCCCTAACGTTTCGCAGTCGCGCACTTAACGGCCCACATAGCTGCGTCCTCGTAGTGCGTTTGGGCGAGCGACGCAAGTCGCGGATCTTTGTGTTTGATCTCCTCACAGAGGTCGATCAACTCGGCCGTTTTGGTCTTGATAACATCGACCATGTTCTCAGTGGAGGGATTGAAGCCCGTGCGAACGCGCTCCTGTCCCAGTGTTTGCTCCACGACATCAGTCATTAGATGCTCCTCAGTTGAGTTTCTTCACTTCAGTGGACTCGCCCGTAAGTTCCCGCGCGCGACGGGCGCTCCACTCTTCAGCAGTTTCGCGCGGCGGTCGATCTATAAGATCTCGATCGAGGGTCAGTTTGACCTCTTGTCCCGGCCCGTGGCCAGTTCGATCGGCGAAGGCCTTGATGATGTCCAGCAGGACTGGAACGGTCAGCAGCTCGGGATTATCCTGCATTCGCTCCTGCAGAAGTTCCATCGCGTCGAGGGACATGATGTTCATCCGCTCGGTCATATCCGCGACGACTGACTTGGCCTCTTGGCGATAGTCCGCAACAAGGTCTTTGAAGGCCGCGTCCTCTTCGAGTTGCTTCATTCGGGTGTAGCTGTATCCGGTGATCAGCGAGGCTTCGCTCTGTTTCATCCCTACAGCAAGGCACCGCGCGAGCGAGTGGTGACTGGCGTGGATGCGTTGAAGAGTTCGCGGCGCCCGAGGTCGTGGAAGCTCGAGCGCCGCGAGGTCCGCCGCGGACAAATCCTTCTCGTAGGCAATGTAGAATTCCTTGTGCATCGCTCCGACAGTGCGGTGCCGCTCGATGGGACCAGAGAGATCCAGAGATTCAATTAGTTCGTCGTCGGACATGGGTCCCTCTCGGGATGATGTTTTCGCAGGCGCTCAAGCAGCCCGTCACAGCCCTCGGCGTCTTGAGCATTCCGCGCCCGGACATAGTCCGCGTCGTTAAGCGGCTCCAGTTCCACCTTGGCCGGGCGCCCTAGCGGATGAACTCTGTCGCCCATCTGATATGGCTCGTCCAACAGTCGGGGCTCTTCCCCCGCGCGAGCATGATACCGTTTTTGCCGGAGCGAGTCAAGCGGAATCGGCCGAGTTTCGGCCAGAACTGGTGGATGGGCAAGCGCGAGGGGCGCGAAGGGCCAGGGGATAGTATGGCTGTAGGGAGGGGATTTTTCTAGCGGGGTTGAAGCGCCCAGCAAGAAAAGTTCGTTTTTTGCCCCCTCCCCCTTCTATAATTGCTTTGCAACAGTCTCCCGCAGGCCACACTCCACCATGCCACACTGCAGCGCAAGCGCAACACTGTTGTATTCATTTCTTCATTCAGTTTTTAATAACAAATGAATACAACACTCGGTTGTTTGGGTATGCTGTGAGTGCATGACAGCCATGCTGTAATAGCACGTGACAATGGAGTGGCGCGGATGTATGATCCACTCACGGTTTGGGAATGATCCCAGCCGAAATGGAGTCAGAACCATGTTGCTCAACGTCAACGTCCCGAAGGCTGATCACACGTTCTCGATCGAGATCGAGTCGCTTCCGCCTGTGTCACTCGAATACATCATCCGCTACGGCGCGACCCAAGCCGTGGTCGATACGACTGCGGGAGTGAAGCGAACAGAGTTCAAAACCGACGCAGAGTTCAACGCGGCCGCACTCGCCAAGGCCCAGAAGCGTTGGGATCAAATCGTGAGTGGCAACGTTCCGGGCACTCGCACCACGACCAAGACTCCGGTCAAGACCCTGGCCGAGCAGGCCGGCGAAATGACCGACGAGGAGCTGGCCAAGTTGGGTTTGGTCCGAGTCCCCGTGGCCGTCGCCGCGTAGTGTGACAATCGGGGAGGCGCGAATGCCTCCCCACTTTTTCGGGGAGACACTACAATGGAAATCCTAGTCCTGATTGTGGTAGTTTGGTTCGGTTTCTGCTGCGGTTTCATAGTTGGTACGGCGGTAGAACAGTGAGTGATGGGTACGATACCCAATCGGTATCGTACCCATTTTTCACTCGTTGCTGCGGGAGCATCAGGGGGCTTAGCCACGCGTCTCGTGGAGTGTCTCGCGGGGGGCTCAGCCCCGGGTATGGCTACGTCTCGTCTTCCTCAACCTATGATATACCCTTCCTAACGCTACTATGCCTACATTTCGGCTTTTGCGACGCGTATTGGTATGGCTCAGAGGATGGACCCCAAGGCCCCAGTTTGCCCCTACTACCCTTATAAATATATATATATAGACTAAGACTAAGAGCACCCCACTCGACCCTTGCCTCCTCTCTGGAGCCACCCCAATGCGCGTCGCAAAACCGTAAACATAGGCATAGTAGCACTAGGAAGGGCATATCATAGGTTGAGGAAGACATGACAGAGCCATACCCAGCGAATGAAGCCTGATCTCGCTGCAAAATAAATCTTCGAGCGGGCGTGTCCCGCCACAATTTTGTCCACATTCGATGCCATAATCGAAAAATGTCCCTAATACCAAAACTCGTCGAGACATTCGACTACGAGCCCAACACAGGCCGCTTCGCATACAGGCGAACTGGCGTTGTGCTATCTGGTCCGAGCGCGCGAACCAGCACCAATCAGCGCCGTAAAAGTGAATACGCTCGGATTAGGTTCGAGGGCAAAACTCATTCAGTTAGTCGAATCATATGGGCACTCGTGCACGGCCAATGGCCGGCTCCGGGTCTTGTCGTAGACCATATCAATGGTGACACTCGCGATAACCGTCTCTGTAACCTACGCGTTATTTCCAACAGCCGCAATGTTGCTAACAGTTGGAAAACACGGAGAGAGCAAGAGTATATCGAGGCTCTCAAACAGCTCAAATACTGGAGTCCACAACCACTTAAGGAGTCAGCCCAATGAACTACCTTCGCAACGCTTGGGGTCGCCCAGTCAACTCCGACGAGATGCTCAACCTTCTCGGCTTTCGTCGCGGCCAGCATATCCCGCCCGAGCACGCTTCGGTCGAGGAGATCGACGGGGTCAAGGTCACAGTTATCAAATCTAAGGGCTACAAAGGCCACCGCATCTTCTACACTTGCACCTGTAACCGGATGGTCCCGTTCGGCCGTATCGCTCAGCACCTTGCCCGCAAGGGGCATCCCTGATGTCTGGCATAGTCGTCGCGCTCGGCATAGCGGCCTGGCTACTGTGTCTCATAGTCCTCGGTATTCTCGTGCATCTCACCAAGCGACAGATCTACCGCGACTTTGATCGCTACGACTAATGGAGTCAGCAATGAAAACCCTCGTCCCCGGCACCAAGGTGCTCTTCGAGTATCGCTTGCGCCTCGGCGCCAATCAGGTCCGCGGGCGCGTACTCGAGCCCAGCGAGTACACTCGCGCGGGCGAAGTTCGAGTTCAGTGGGCCGACGGCTACGGTATCACTAACATCAATCGAATACTCATCGAGGAGGTCAGCGATGTCAACGTATAGCTTACCATCTCAAGTCTTGATCAGCCCAAAGTTCTTCGACCGGAACAGCACCGAGGGCACTCTCGAGGGTGAAGTCGCAGCCATCATCCACGACTCTGATGGCTATATGTACTGCGCGTTCGAGATGGCGGACAAGGGAGGAATGTTCCTGATCCACTGTGGCTCGAACTTCTTTAAGGGGTTCAAAAATGGCTAAACTCTCCGTGGTGGGTCCGCACGAGTTGACCACCGAGATGATCGACGCTGGGGTCGAGGCGCTACAGCGTCGCGGCTATGGCCTCGACAACGAGCCTATTGAGTCGCTTCGCGTGGCTGTAAAAGCCGTTTTCTGTGCGATGGCGGAAGCTTCCCGTGGCCGGATCGGCGACCAGTGGCTCGTGATCGAGACTTCTCGCGACTTCGAGATCGTGCGTGGCTACTATCGCACTGAGGCCCACGCCAGAGCCAGAATGGACGAACTGATGGCGGCCAATAGGCCCCATCAGAACTCTCTCGACATTGAGGAGATCAAATGACCCGGAGTGCATTCGAGGCCGCGCTCGACGCTGGCCAGTTACAAACTGCCATCGTCTATCGCGAGGGCACAAAGTGGTACAACTGCCGCCGCAACGGCAGAACACAGATGTGGAAGCGCGACTCCTCGCGCTTCGAGATCCCTATCAAGTTCCGGCTGCGCGACACTATGCGCGTTCGCTCGGAGCACTTCAACAACGGCGAGATCGACCGCTGGTTTCGTATTAACAAGGAGTCAGACTAATGCTAAGCATAACCATTCACAACTGCAAGGCCGTTCGCGCCGTCCATACCGCGGGCGAGCGATCTAGCTGGGTTGATCTCACTTTCGTAGACGGCCGTGGCCGCGATTTCGAGCTTGCTGTCTTCTTTCAGAACGATCTTATCGCCAAGCGCTTTGCTGACTCTGTGAACGCTACCGCGGAGGTGGCATCATGAACCTCGTTATAGTCGAGTCGCCCTACGCAGGCGACATCGAGCGCAACACCGCCTACGCTCGGCGGTGCCTTCGGCATTGTCTCGATAGAGGTGAGGCGCCTCTGGCAAGCCATCTGTTGTACACTCAGCCGGATGTCCTCGATGACTCGATCCCAGCCGAGCGCGAGCGCGGTATCCAAGCTGGATACGAGTGGATGTACGCCGCAGACAAAATAGTCTTTTACGTAGATCTCGGTTGGTCTCCCGGAATGCTCAAGGCACTCAAGATGGCGAGATTGCTCAAGCGCCCGACCGAGGTGCGCAGGTTTACACCGTACCGATCGGGTATCGTACCTCCGCCAGAGGTTGAAGACCTGCTCAAGGCCGGTATCATAGAGCCGATGGACGAGTCAATGCCAGGAGTCTTGGCATACGTCTTTAAGTGGGACGAGTGATGGACGTTAACATTCCCTATCTAGTCGTGCTCGCTCTGCTTGCAGCCTCTGTGGCCTGCGTAGTGGCGGCACTTATCTGGTGATGAGATGAACACTCGCGAGGCCTTCGACAAATTCAAACTGTACGTGTCGGGGCTCGAGTACAGCCCCGACACACTCGCTCTAGACAAAGCCCTTGGCGAAGCCTCGCAGTTGCTCTACGATACTCGCCACCAGATCGACATCGAGTGGGCGCGTGCGCGAGCGCGCCCCCTTCTCGACCTCGATGTACTCGGCCTTACCAAATCTCAGGCCGAGGAGTTCGCCTCCGCTATAGACACAGTTCTTGGCCTGAAAGGAGTCAGTGATGGAAACGGATGAAAACTTTCAACAGTTCAAGTCTCGCTTCGAGGCACTCGGTCCAGCCAAACAAATCCAGGTCTCTGTCTACATGGCCCTGATAATAGCGAGAGCACTACCTAGAGATAAGTTCGGTGACATGCTGGATGCTGGGATGAAGCTCAGTAGCTATGTTTTCACGATCGGCATACTCGATAAAGTGTTCGAGGTGCAAGAGGATCAACTACTTCGGCCGGCTCTCTCTGTAGCTATACTAAAACTTATTGAGCACACAGAGAAATTACAACTGAGGTTTGCCAATCTCATGGAACTAATAGACGATATCGAGGAGGGGTCATGACCTATACACTCGAAACAGACGGCAAGGTCCTTGAGGCCACCGAGGAACAGACCGCAATCATAGACTTCGCGCTCGGGAACAGTCAGAACCTACTGATCAGTGCTCTAGCGGGCGCGGCCAAGACCAGCACCTTGCGGTTCCTGTGCAAGTATCTGCCGATCGAGCCTACTGTCTCGTTGGCGTTCAACAAGCGCATTGCCGAAGAGATGGGCAAGGTCTTGCCCGGTCACGTTAGGTGCGCCACTATGAACTCGATCGGGCACAGGGTTTGGGGTGCCGCAGTTGGCAAACGCCTCGTGCTCGACACCAAAAAGAACTATAACCTCGTCAAAGAGGCTATCGACCGCCTGCCAAAGCGCGATCGTGAGGCCTCCTATGAGATCATGGGAGACATCATCAAAACTGTTGCGCGCGCGAAGCTCTCAGGCTACGTGCCGCCGAACTCAGTTCAGGGCAAGTCCATCCTGACTAACGAAGAGTTCTTCGGTGGGCTCGAAGAGGAGCCCGATGACTGGTTCTGCGAGATAATCAACAATGTGCTCGCGGCGGGGATCAGGCAGTCCTACGGTGGATTGATTGACTTCGACGACCAGATCTATATGTCTACACTCTTCGGCGGATCGTTTCCTCAGCACCGTCGCGTCATGGCTGACGAGGTGCAGGACTTCAGCCCGCTGAACCACGCCATGCTCGATAAGCTCGTTGGGCCGAGCACCTGGCTCGGTGCAGTCGGTGATCCCTGGCAGAGCATCTATGCTTTCCGGGGCGCGGACACGAGGTCGATGGGTTATCTCCGCGAGCGTTTCTCGATGCACGAGATGACGCTCAGCGTCTCATTCCGCTGTCCACGTTCCGTGGTCCGCAACGCTCACAAGCGTGTCCCTCATATGCGCTGGCCCGAGTGGGCCAAGGAGGGTCAGGTCACAACTCTAGAGGAGTGGAAGGCCAATGACATACCAGACAATAGCGCTATTATCTGTCGCAACAATGCTCCTCTACTTAGCTGCGCTCTCGCACTTCTTAGGGCCGGAAGAGGTGTCCACCTTGTTGGCACTGACCTTGGTCCTCAGCTTGTGCGGGCTCTTAAGAAACTGAGCGACGATATGCAACTTCCGCAGGAGAAGGTCTATGAGGCGATCAATGTCTGGGAGGCGGACAAACTCCGCAAGGCGCGTAACCCAGGAACCGTGGCGGATAAAGCTGAGTGCCTACGTGTTTTCGCTGAATTCGGACCTACTCTCGGAGCGGCTATTGCTTACTGCGAGCGCCTTTTTTCGTCCAAAGGTCCAATACAGCTGCTATCGGGACATAAGGCTAAAGGGCTTGAATGGCAAACTGTCTATCACCTGGACCCCCATAGAATTCCGAGCCCGTGGTCCAAAGAGGGGGAAGCGCTCCAGCAAGAGTTTAATGTCCGTTACGTCATAGAGACACGGGCGAAAGAGTCACTGTTCTTTGTCCGGCTTGATGGACTCATGGAGGACCTGTGAATGAGCTTCAATCGCTCGCCCTTGGCGTTCGACGATATTCGCGAGGCATTCGACCGCGCTGTCAACTCTCCAAAGGGCATTCGCATATCCTGTGAGAGCTACGGTGCAGCGGTCGTGCTGCGGTCGCGCTTCAACTACTATCGTAAGATGGATCGAGAGGAGAACAAACGAACTTATCCACCAGACCATCAGATGTGGAACCGCTCGGCCTACGATAGGTTAATCCTGCGCATTCCCTCCAAGGGAAGCGAAGAGGAAACAACACTCTACATAGAGCCCCGCTCGGTTGCTGATATGAACATAGAGGAGATAGAGTGAAGCCATGAAGTGCGATAAATGCGCCGCCCTCTCCGAAGAAAACGAGCGGCTAAAGCGTAACCACGTCGGTGCGCACCGGATCAGCATTGATACGATCAGGCATCTGGAGGCCGAGAACGAGCGGCTGAAACGGAGGCTCACCGAAGCTGGAGCGTCCACTCTGTCAGAGCGATGGAACCAGCAACAGGCCGAGATCGAGCGGCTGCGCATGGCCAAGATTTCGGAACTTGATAGAGACATGCGGCGCGAGAACGAAGACCAGCGGCAGGAGATCGAGCGGCTGCGCGCGGAGCTTGAACAGGTCCGCGAAATTCTTGGAGATCGTGCGGTCGAGATCGGGCAGCTACGCGTCAGCAAAGCCGAGCTGCTGGCGGCGCTCACAGCCATCATTGACCGAGCCGAGCACCGAATGAGTTCGAAGGTCAGTGATGACGTTGTGGCGTTAGCCCGCGCCGCCAGAGCAAAGGCAAAGGGAGGGAAGGAATGAGCGTGAGCGTTTACGACAAATGGCAGATGTGGCGCAATGCCGATCACGAGGACAATGCGATATTGTCACGGCACGAGATCATCACATTATTGAATGAAATCGAGCGGCTGCGCGCCGAGATCGAGCGCCTCCAGACGGAGAACTCAAAAATAAATAACGAAGCTGTGTAAAATCTACTTGACAAGGCTAGTGAAATATGCATATAATCCCCCGTATGGTTCGAACACCCGTAGGAGTCTGACTCGAATGAAAAGACACCCTCCACTGGAAGAGCTACAAAAAACTCTATCATATAACCCAGTAACAGGATACTTCACGAAGCATACAACTGTTGGGAAGAAAGTAAGGTCCGGAGATAGAGTTTACATCAGTGTTACCATAGGTGGGAGACAATATCAGGCTCATCGACTCGCCTGGTATCTTTACTACGGGAGAGAGCCAAGAGAAGGGTATGAGGTAGACCACATCAACGGAGACAAAGGCGACAACAGAATAGAGAACCTTCGAGAGCTAACTCACTCTCAGAATGTCAAGGCCTGCAGACAAGCTAACTACTCACTGTTTCTTACCAACCAATGGAGGTAACTATGGCGAATGGCTACGACCAGATTACTATCCAGGGACAGACGTTCAAAGTCCCTATCCGCTATGCGGCCGGGCACGTACTGACCGACGGCGAGGCGGGCGCGCTGAACCAGACCCTGCATGAGAACCTTCGCAACAACTTCGCCAAGAAGGTTTCAGAGGGTCAAGAGGCTGGAGTTCCGAACGAGACCCTCCAGCAGCAACTCGACGACTACGCTAATGACTACCAGTTCGGTGTTCGCACTGGTGGCGGCGGCTTCCGAGGCGATCCGGTGATGACTCTCGCAATGGGTATTGCTCGCGAGATGGTTCGCACCGCGATCAAGCAGAAGAACCTCGATCAAGACGACTGGCCCGCAGCTCGTATCTCTCAGGCTGCGAAGGGCCTTCTCGACTCTCAGGGCGACGACGGCAAGATCATTCAGACTGCGCGCCGCCAGGTCGAGGCCGAGAAGGAAGCCGCGAAGGAGGCTATGGCTTCGGTCAACGAACTGCTTGGTGCCAGCGCGTAAACGCCCCCAAGAAGGAGCCAAAGAAGCGTGACACCTTCCCCCACTCCTTCTTGGAACTTGGGGAGCGCAAATGCTCCCACTTTTTCCAGCTTCGGGAGAACCAAGATGCTATACGATCCGAGTAAGGAATACAAAGTCGAGTCAGTACTACCAGACACACCTTCTGCTCTGATCAGGCTTGCTCTTGCCGATCTGGAAAAGATCGAGCAGAGCCCTCATCACAAAGTCAATATGAAAGTGTGGCACGATGCAGCCGGGCGCGTTAGTTCCTCGCTAGATCCTACTCTCTCAGCGGCTTACGGAGACGGGCGGTGTCAGACTTGTTTTGCTGGTGCCGTACTTGCTATGTCCCTCAATACCGATCCTGGCGAGTTCTTGAATGTCTGTGCTGTCAGGAAGAGATATGGCGGCAAGGTTGCTGATAGCATGCTTGCCCTCGACGCATTCAGAATGGGAGACGTTTGGTCGGGCTTGCATTATCTAGACAAGTACGATCCGCGGGCGCCTCGATATTGGTCAGTCAGTACTTATGAAACAGTTTACGGTGGGGCGGTACTGTTCAAGGCGGATATGACTCTGCTAGTGGATAAGCTAGAGTCGCTAGGGCTGTAAGGGTGGCGTAAGCGTAAGTGGAGCGCTCAATGTTAGTTAAGGAACCTATCCTAAACTATTGGTATCGGGCGCTCCACTCTCCCGATGGCATTGCCATTGTATGTTCGGACGTAGAGGGGGCGCGAAATCGACTCTATACCGCGCGGAAAGAGGCCAAAGACCCCGACCTCAACCAGATCAGTATGTGCAATTCTCCATTTGATCCTATGAAGCTATGGCTTGTCAAGAATAAAAAGGCGAAGAATGAGACAGTCTAATACCGTTCGATATAAGCAAAATCGAAAGGAGAACCACTACCTTCTTCTTCGTGTACCGCACGCTACTATGCGGGAGCTTCGAGATGCCGCTACGAAAGATAACAACAGTCTCAATGAGCAGGTTCTTACCTTCATTGAGTGGGGTATCGAGGTGAACAGTAATGCGCAGACGTGAAGATCGTGATATCACTAAACACACCCTGAACCTGTATGCTGGCGACTATGCCAAGCTGCAGGCGCTCTATCCGCCCCGCATAGGTGCTGCCAAGATCATCAGGGATATAATCCATGCACATATTCGCCAGATTGAAGAGAGCGCTGCTCAGAGGATCCCCATCGTCGATACCCTCGATATCGAAATCCCTGCTTGAGCGCCCCAAGGAGATTGACTACAGTCTGTGCAATAGGTGTGGTGGTACTGGTTGGGCGTACTGTGTCGTGACCAAAGACGGGAAGGTAGTTGATGGTTCGATGCACTTAGAGCCCTGTCAGTGTGAATACGGAGACAAAAACCGATGAGCGACCTCAGTGAACTCTTTGATCGCGATCCCTTGACGCTCACCGATCAGGATATCGCGAAGATCATCACTCGTATGCGCGAGGCGCAAGCCCAGTACGAACTTGGAGTTAAGGCGCCAGTGGCGCCTAGGAAAAAGTCATCTAAGACCGATGACCTACTGAAGGACCTTGGACTTTAGAAGCTGTCTTTTAATGGAGTCAGAAAATGGAAAAATGGCCTTCGCCATTCGTAGATGGTACACGAGCCCAGTGGGCTTGGGACTCCACGTCCCTCGGTTGGCTCAAAGAGTGCCCCCGCAAGTACCAGTATCATATGATCGAGGGTTGGGTCGGGCGCGGTGAGTCCGTTCACCTTGAATTCGGTATCCTCTATCACGAGGCATTGGAAGGCTATGAGCGCAGCCGTTTTAGTGGCTTGGATCACGATGGCGCAATGCTTCATACAGTCAGGCGCGTTCTTGAGCGCACTTGGCGCGACGGAAAGCCCTGGCGTGCGAGTAAAGATCTGTCCGTTGAGGATAAAGCCTCGCTTAAGTGTCGTGAATTTCTCGTTCGCACCGTCGTCTGGTATCTGGACAAGTTCCGCGACGATCCCGCCAAGACCCGAATGAGTTCTGACTCTGGTAAGCCTATGATCGAACTGCACTTCCAATTCGACGCCGGGTTCAACTACAATTTCAATACTCCCTACGCTATGTGCGGTTATCTCGATCGCGTTGTAGACTTTCAAGAACAGCCCTTTGTGATGGACCGTAAGACCACCACGAGCACGCTCGGCTCCTACTATTTCGAGCAGTACGAACCAGACAATCAAATGTCCTTCTACACCGTGGCCTCGCAAGTCGCCTTCCACACCCCTGTCAAAGGCGTGATCGTGGACGCTGCACAGATCGCGGTCGGCTTCAGCCGTTTTGTTCGCTCGTTCGTGTTCAAGACCGCCGATCAGATCGACGAGTGGATGAAGGACACACAGATCCACATCCGTCAGGCCGAGTCCTATGTCGATAAGGGCTATTGGCCGCAGAATGACAAGTCCTGCCATAAGTATGGCGGCTGTATCTTTAGGGGTATCTGCTCGAAGAGCCCTATGGTCAGGGGCAAGTTCCTCGAAAGTAGCTTTGAGCGGCGCGAATGGAACCCCCTGGTGCCGAGATGAGTAAGTGGACACCCGAGAAACTGTTGCAGTACAACTGTCCGCGCTGGCTGTGCTGGCTGTTCGGGCCGCCTCCGCTCGAGTACAGGGACTGTCCTTTCAGCGATGGCAGTCTCAGGCCATATGCTTACTGTCCGCGCTGCGGCCGGGGAGCCCCCGTATAGAGGCGCAAATGAGACCAGCTTATTCCAAGATAATCTGTAGGGTGTTCTTGGCACTCGCTATCCTAATGGTAATACTGGTGATATTCAAATGAGCGGTAGTGTTATAATGGAGTTCCCGCTGGAACCGGACGCGGTGACGCTCGTGGACGGCCAGTTGCGAGTCGAACTCGGTAACGGTGTCAGACTCACAACGAGCGCGCCAAACTGGATCAAGACTATTATCTGGGCGAAGATGCAACTGGTCATAGATGTAGAGGAAAATCCACCAAATGCCAAACCTGACGCAACATCAGTCGAGTAAGTTTACGAAGCTCCTCTTGATCGGGGACTCCAAGTCCGGCAAGACCGGCGGACTTGCGTCGCTTGTGAAGAAATACAAGCTTCGCATACTCGATTTTGATAATGGGCTCGACGCCCTCGCGCAGGTCATCAAGCGAGAGAACCCGACTTTGCTTGACCGCGTCGAGTTTCGTACGCTCCGCGACAAGCTAAAGGCCACCCCCATCGGAACTGTGGTGGATGGGACCGCCACGGCCTTTATCGAAGGGCTGAAAATGCTCGATCACTGGAAATACGAAACAGTGGATATGGGCATTCCGGCCAACTGGGGCGAGGAGGTGATCCTCGTCGTCGACTCCCTGACATTCATGTCCGATGCTGCATTCCGGTTCAGAGAGCCTCTGGTCCCGCGCTCGAAGGATGGTAAATATGACGTACGCGCAGTCTATAAAGATGCTCAAGACGCTGTTGAGAATGTGCTCGCCCTACTCACATCTGAAACATTCAGAACAAACGTTATTGTTATCAGCCACGTGCGCTACGTTGATAATCCAGACGGGACGAAAAAAGGATATCCGACGGCTGTGGGGTCCGCTCTCTCCCCGCAGATACCCACTTACTTCAATTCTGTCGCACTCGCGCAGACCGGCCCGGGCGGCAAGCGCCAAATACAAACGGCGGCGACTGCCATGATCGACCTGGCGAACCCTGCGAGTTTCAAGATGCTTCCAACTTTACCTATCGAAACGGGACTAGCTACATTTTTTGATACAGTGAGGTCGTAGAATGCTTACGCAGATTAGACTCAGAAGAATGCTACGGTACAATCCTTGTACCGGACATTTTCACTGGAAGCAGCCAAAATCAAGAGTCATATATGGAATGAGAGCCGGTCACCAAAGAAAAGATGGCTATGTTCATCTAAAGATAAATGGACACAGCTACTACGCTCATGTTCTTGTCTGGCTTTATATCCACGGAAAGTGGCCTATCACTATAGATCATCTCGATGAGAACAAGTCTAATAACAGAGTTCTAAATCTTCTCAATGTTAGTCAGGCCGAGAACATGAGAAGATACTTCCATAATCACCCTCGGTCATAGGAGTCAGAAATGTCTAGCTTTCCAAAAACCATCAGTGCAAAGGAGGCGAGTGAACTACTTGGTA